GGCGTTTCGAGATCATTGGTTAAAAGCTCTATCAACTTATTACACCACAATGCCCCCCACCCTAACAGGTGGGTATTGTTTGGTGCTTGCAAACATCAGGTAGAAGCCAATTGATGGCTGCCTGCGATGTGGTCTTAAAATAATTTGGGGTACCCGACCTGGATCCCAAATTTGTCAATACAGATTCCTTTTTATTTTCTTGGCCTTATTTTTGTATTTTTATATTTTTGGCGCTATATTTTTGTGTTTTTCACGTATGCCTCGTCAGGCAAATCCTCCGTACAATACTACTTCCGCACCCACGTAAACGGGTGTTTAGTTACGGTGATGTCGTCTTTTAGACGATATCGAGTGCCGTGATGTATACATCACAAGCCGTTGTTACTGCGAACGTACCAGCTCCAAATGTGACAGTGAAAGTTGGGTCCGAAGGGACAACAATACATTCAAAGGCACTAACTGTAGCTAAGGTGCCTGTAGTGGCTATCTGTGCTAGCGAATTAGGTGTGACTCCAAAGCCAATACCTGTATACGCAACACAGTTAACCAGGACACCAAGCGCAGGTGGAGCAACAGTTGAAGGTGTAGCACAATTATATGAAACGGAGATCAAATAGTGCACGTTGACTTGCGCCCCCGTGGCTATGAAACTCGAAGTGCCCATGGTGACAGATAAGGAACCATTTGATCCCAAACTGGCGCCACCAAGAGGCGCTGCGTTCGTAACTCCGGTTCTGTAATCGTGATAAGTATCAGCAACAATTAAACCAAGAGATCTGGGAAGTACTGGCTTGAAAAATTCAATACAGTACGAAACCCATAGCTCGCCCATGTTTTGCACGGGGTTACTCTGAGTGATGACTTGGAAATTTCCTAGATCAGAAAATCTCAAATCATCATTAACCCCAGGCGGTTGGACACGGACATTGTAGAGATGTCCCTGAGTTTGCTCAGAGGAACACTCTATCATGTGCATAAGGTTGCACGTTGGTTTAGTAGCAACGGCATACTCAGCATTTTCTGCTTCTTGACGGGAAGCAAAAGGTGGCGAGGTAGCATCGTAATTCGTGGTCATGACTAGCACTCCAGGTGCACCACCAACAACAAAGTCTGTGACAAGTGATCGAAATTCGAAAACTATGCCATGGAACTTGTAGTGTTGGTAGCCAGGAGCGATAGTAGATAACCAAGGAAACGTAACATCACTACCAGGTTGTAAGGGGTAAGTTCTGTTTGTAAAAGCAGCGAGGCCGCTAATATCACCAAGATACTCACGATGACTAATAATATTAGTAGCGTGTGTAGTAGAGAACTTAGGTGTCTGGCCAGAAAGGACATTGTAGGCAGGTTTTTCACCCATGATCGTATAATCACCGGATCCAAAAATGCTACCAATGCCTTTACCCAGGACACGGCCCAGATCCTTAAAGATGGGATTACCACCCAAAAAGGAGCCAAGTTTCGTGCCGAGGATGCCACCCGTTTCAGTAAACGGTGTACTCTTACGAAGAGCTGGTTGTTTGTTTCTTTTAATTTTCTGATTACGTTTTTGTTTGTTCATAGTACTGGATACCGCATGAACAGCGGGACTGTACATTCATTCGCAACTTTACAGGGGCTCCGTGCAGTCTCTTGGCGTTCTGATTAGCACTAAAGTAATAGTTTTGGGCGATTACACGAATGAACCCAGTGGGACTTACTCTAAGGTTGTCAACCCATGATGCCTGTTGGACTTACGTCGAAACTAAAAATTAGTTATCTACCGCCTAGTTTAATGTCATTTCGGACTATGATGACTTAATAGCTATCGCACTTATCATGTGTTTCCTGGCACACACTCAAGCTATCTTGAGTGAAATTTTCAAGATCACAAAAGGCTATTTTATTGGTATTGAGGTAAGCTTGTTCTAGCGCTATCTGCTCATCAGGCGTGTAGCCAAAAGCAAGATAGAAAGAGTACCTTGTATCGGAACTCACGTCTTTTCTCCTATGAGTAAGTCCGTGACTAAGCCGACCTTTTCCAGAGTATTCGCTTATATATTTACCAGGTTTAGCTCCGTTCGAACTTCTCAATAAGCAAGAGTAAAACTCCTGCAAAATGGGAACGCCGGACGACATAGCTAGACCTGATTCAGAGACAGCCGATGCCCAAGACCTGAAGTGCTTATCGCTACGGACCTTACTAGTGATAAGATCTTTAAGCCTACAAGTTCTTGGATCACGAACCATCAAATAACCGGGTCCGATAAAGACCAACTTAGCCTGGCAGAACACAATGCTTTCCAGTTCACTGACTTCAGGTTCGGAAACCAGTCTATATCCATTGTCGCAAAACCAACCTTCAATACCTAACCATTTTTGTGAATCTTCTTTTTCATACATACAAAACCAATCATCTCCGTTAACTTTTAAGAAGCCGCGGATATTCTTGGTCCTCATGAAGTGTAGTATAATCATTGAGGTTATTATACAATTACCTACACCTGTATTATGATATCCACTTCCTCGACTGTTAAGCAAATAAGTCATTTTCCCATCCCTAGCTTTAGCTACAACTTTACGCGATAATCCCCTACGCATAAGTTTGCTAATCATGGTACCTGGGAAAAGCCTGTCGTACACTTGAAATTCTAAGTCCCTCCTAATTTCAATTCCAGTGTGTGCGTCAAACCTACTGGCGTCACCTGACCGTGACACCGGGTTCTTCAGTTGTTGCCAGCAACCTACAATATCAGCAGCCACTTCAACAGCATTCATACCTTTCATTATAACATTATACCCAACCATTGAGGCGAAACCTTCCATTACTGCATGTTCTGCAGGCTTAATGTACATTCCTATCTCAAAGTTGTATTGGGACCCAGGGTCCGTAATAATCCTAGCGACGGGTTCTTTCTTGGATCTGTCCGAAGGCTCAAGCTTAACAAATTGTTTAGGCTTGCGGATCCTGATCGAGTGTAAGTCGTCGCGTACGACAGTATACCTAGCGCGCCTTTGCGGGTCACATGACGCTAGGTAAGCGGACTCTGTCATTGGAAAAACGGTGGGGCAATGAGTTATGAGCTCTTTTATAATGTTTATGTATGTATTTTTGATGTTGATGTTTGGCGTGATTATTGGACTCCAATTCCCCAAGGAGTCTTTTGCTCGAAGTATTCTATAAGCTACACCCTGCACCAGGTTATTGATATTATTCGTTGGATAGACTAATTCACCTGGAGGATGTAGTATGGGACAATACGTGAGCGGTACTATTGAAACTTTGTGGTGTAACGCGACTACGTTTATGCAATCCTGTTTAAGGATTTGCATAGAGCTCAGATTCGTTCCTATAGTAATAGGGTAATCTGAGCTACGTAGTACGCCCACTATGGCCTAAGCCTGAGCGTTACCCGGTTGGGTAACGCTAGGCAAAAACCATCCACGCCACAATCTTGGAGGTCTTAAGACAACCCTTTGAGACTCCGTTGCTGCGTGTGTGTTATTTAAAGCTAGGGCCATTCTCTCGTGTGAGTTCGTTTGGTAAACTGCAAACCGAAAGAACGGCATTATCCTCGCCTGAACGTTCTCTCTAACCTTGGTGTTATCCATTATTTGCTTTGCGTATCGATCATAAACTCTAGAATTATGCGTATTTCTACACATAATACCAAAATTTAGATGACATTGCTGCACTAACATGGATACAAGGTCAGAATCAGTGACGGTCCTGATGTATTCCCGTTCAGGGTCATGGGTATCGGCTTCGAATGGAACAAGTGTAGTCGGAGCAGGACTACTATTTATCTCTTGAGTTGTGCCATCACGGAACTCAATCAATAATCGTGACCGGTTGGGGGCCACAACTACAGCAGGACGTGGTTCACGATCAAGCCGCCGCTCGTCAGCGGCGGCATTGATCTCCTCTACGTCCCGTGGGCTGTAGTCATAATATTCTAAGGCGGTTATGATCCCGCGGGCGCGCCGATTGGCTTCATTACTGACATAAGTAGGGAAACAGTCAGTAATATAATCATAAACATGGTTCACCCCTCTGGAGCGGGATAAAAACCAGTTAGTATAATGTGTTTCTCGGTGCGGTCCATACAACGGTGGACGGACAAGTGCGGCGACTTTGCCAGCGAATTTTGTAATTCGCCTGCGTGTCACCTGCCACATTGTCGGTCTCCCCCGAGGCCAAGCATTTAGGATTGTTTCAGCATTATCATGTGCGTTAATATTGTCGTCGTTATTAAAATTCATTTATTGCTTTTCTTTCC